GCTACCGCACTCATTGGGTCGTCAGTACCATATAGCCAATTAAAAGGATTGGCCACATAACTCATGTACCATTGATGGGGATATTCAGGGTTTCCCGCTAATACCAATCTACCTCTATAAACACAAACTAAATATGCCTTATCCGGCATAGTTCCGTAGGTTGCATCATCACCTTGATAGACAGTCCAGTCGTACCAATGAGGGTTAGATGTAACAGCGGTTGGTACTAACGAATTATCAGAGGCCAAGTCTCCGCCTGATATTGTATAACCGGCAGTAGTGACAAATGTGCCACTTGTAGTATAGCCATAAATCTCTGTCATTGCAGTATTTACAAAATCAACAATCATTGTAGCATTAGATGTCAATTGTGTTACAATAGAGCCTCTGGTTGGGGCGGTTGTCATTTCCGCTAAAGTCAATTTTGTATTGATAAAATCAGCTATTTTCAAATTAGACCCATTGGCTATAAAGGCTTTCTGAAAAGCGGAAGCCATTGTCAACTGGTCTCCAGTATCTATATCATCTGCTGATGCAGCTAATAAGGTCATCGTCCCTGCTGCCATTTATATGTCCTCAAAATAAATTCTATTTTTACCTGCAACTACCAATCTTTTAATAGATGCGTTTAGATTTAGAATAATAATATTAGAGCCTAAATTGCCCGATACGGAACTTGCGGCCGATATTGTTCCCGACAAAGCACTTACTGAAGTTGTATTTAAATTACCAGATACAGAACTTTGTCCGGCAATAGTTCCCGCTAATTCTGAATATGACGGCGATTCATAAACTGCGTAAAGCCCAATTAAATATGACGCAGGGCCAGCTTCCACCCAGGGATCGACCAAAGCGGTTTGGGCCGACATTATTGAAATAAGACCGCCTGATGTTTTATAATTATAATTTGTATTTGGAGTAGTATCATCAAGTTGAAAAGCCAACCAGTATGTAGTTGACCCTGAAATAGCCCAATCGACAGCAACAGTTTTCCATCCAGTATCTGTTCCTTTGGCGTTTGTGGCATCTACATATAATCTATTAAGTGGAACATCATTACCAGCATCGTGGCTATATAAACCCACCTCAAAATTTGCTTCTGGCGTAGCACTATCACACCACCAGCCTACCTCAGTAATTTTTGTTGCATCAGCAGCAGATGTAACTTTAAGCGCCCTTGATAAGGCATCTGTGCCCGCAGCAGATTCGTTAGGATTAGTTACAGGCGCTACTGTTACAAAACCACAATTTGTTCCAAGTACAAGCGCCATAATTAATCCAAAGTTATATCCAATTCACCAATAGCAAATCTCGGAGTAATTCCGGTAGAAGATAAATCTCTTGAAGCATCCAGCGGGCCGTGTGCCACCATATTACCAGCCGTACTTGCATCCCAAATACAGAAATGTGTCACAGTTCCCCAAGATGCTGTATTCTCTGGAAACTCAATAACTGTGGCATTTGCCGTTGCCCCACCGGAAGCGACATCCCAATCATCACCGTTAGTAGACACCCTTGCATAACTACCGCCACTTGGTTCTGCTTGACCTGAATTATCATCTGTTGGGTCGGCAGTAGATAAACCTACCCAAAGATTTGTGGGCATTGTATATGACCCTTTCATAAACAAGTGGTCAAGAATTTCGTTTTCCCAAAAATTTGAAAAAGAACCAGCCATAATTTATTCCTTATATATCTTCGTACCAAATTCGATTTTCCGCTGCCGCTACTAATTGCCTTGTTGTACTTATAAAATTCGGATTATATACTTCTTTTTCATAATCAGTACCAAATCCAAGATAGTATTTTCCTGAGTCATAAGTCACCGCACTCGGTGGAGTAAAAACTATGGTGTCAAAAGTCCACACATCTCCTTCTGCCACGCCAAATAAGTTTTTACTGTCTACTCTCCAATAATACGTACTGCTGTAATCTGCCAAACTATAGTATGGAGCAACTTTGCCAAATACCGCATCTATAAAATCATCTTGACTTATCTCAGTGGCAGCACTACTGTTTACTATGTTAATAAGTGTAGTAGTTGGCGGTGTTTCAAGAGCACAATAAATATCATAAGAAGTAGCAGTTGGAGCGCCGGTCCAAGAAAAATCCGTCCAGTCTAAGGTTATATCTGTAAGTGCGTTTGTCGGACTTGGCACAGAAGTCTTGGCAGGTCTGGGGTCAAAATTCCAAACATCTCCTGTTGTAGTTCCGTGCTCATTAATAGCATCAACTCGCCAATAAAGAACATCATTCCAATCTATTTGCGTGTTTATCCAGTCGGCGGGGTCTCCTGCATACGCCCGAACTTCTACAGTTACATTGTCTCCTGTTATGGTATAGGGAACAACTATAGAAGTATCCTCTGTATTTCCCAAATAAACCCATTCATTAAATAAAATTGTATTGCCAAAATACACATCATAGGACGTTGCTCCGCCACCGTCTTCCCAACTTAATGTTAAATCCGACCAATCTACTCCTGTACTTTCATGTTCTGGAGTTGGGTTTTTTGCTTTAGTCGGTGCTGATTCTCCGACCGTACCAGCAAAACTCAAAATACCTATATCACTGGTTGCAGTTTCAGAAACTGGATCAAAAACATAACCATCCAAGTAAGGCGTGTGTGTTCCAGCACCGATACTACCTTGATAAAAACAACGAGTACCGTTTCCTGCATAATATGACCCAATACCAGTAATTCCATCATCATCTGGCTCATTAATGTAAACACCTATCATACTTGAGCCACTCGATGGAGTAAGTTCGACGCCCCCCGACGCGTAATAAGTAACTTCTGGCGTGAAACTTCCGGAGTCTACATCAAACCAACCAGTTCTATCTCCCTCACCATAAAGAGCACTATAAGTTGCACTTGTGGTAAAGGCTAAGTTTGTAAGTTCAGCTTCCTCGTAAAAAACCCTTATTTGTCCTCCAAAAGAACCATTAATGGTTCCATAATTTTCATAAGAAGTAAAAGCCATATTATGCCACCGCCGCCACAACACACATCGCAACCACAGGCTGTTCAGCGTCACCAATTTGGGTATCAGACCACTTATCCAATCCAGGCCGTTGCCCTAATCTTAACTGTTTCTCAAGGACATCGACCGGACGTACATTATTCATATATCCACTGGTAGTAGGTTGTTCCTTATCTACCGGCAATCCTTTGGATATACCTTTAATCGGAGGAGTTAGTTCAATCATTATTTTTTCCCTCTTTTTAATCGAGCAGAAGGCTTGTCCTTTTCCCAATCTATACCTGCCCTTTTAAGTCGAGATTCAGGTGTCTCTCGCTTAATACCTTTGAAATAAACACTCTCTGTTTTTTTCTTGGGCTTAGGTTTGGATTTAAGTTCTTTACGCCAATGCTTAAAAGCAACAGGTTTTCGCCCGGCTTTAATTTCTTTATTAGCATACTTTTGCCAGCTTTTGTGCCGTTCTATATAATCACTTGCCATTTTATTGTCCTTTATGCCCAATATAATATATCAACAACATCGTTTTCAGCTTCACCAATAAAATACAAACGATTCAGGTCGTCAATATCTAATGATAAATATGTAGCAATACCGTTGGCTAAGTTATGTTCTGGAACAGGAATACCGGTAGTAGCAGTACAAGCAGAATCAATTCTAACTCTAACATTTGAACTTCCGCTTGCAGCAATTATTTTGCAGCCTTTACAAGGAACACTTGTGGCTCCATCAGTATCAGTACCGCCACGAATTTGATATGGATCACCTGGAATGGTAACTCTATTAGAACCACCATGATTAGGCACAACATTTGTATTTGTACCACTATAAATACCCATTAGTTACCTCCAATCTTATGTAGCCTCGTTATTAAGTTCAACCCAACCAAGAGTGCTACCCATCCATATGAGATCACTGTATCCACCGGCAGCAGTCATTTGTGTAGCATCGTCGCCAGTGGTGGTGGTTACATCAACTGTACTTGTAGCAGCATAGACCTCAAGTATAACCAAACACCTTTGGCCATAATACACACCATCAGGTAAAGTAATAGTCATCGCACTGCCACTTGTTCCATCTACCCTAATCACACGGTCGATAACAAAGTCGTCTGCCGCCCTGCCGGTTTTGGCCGTATAGGTAGTTACAGCAGCGGCTGTAGTTAATAGTTTTATTCTCTGAACTTGTCCCCAATCGTCTCTTGCCTGAAAAACTTCAGTACTCATGTTTATGTTCCTTTCAGTATTTGTTATTATAATTCTGTATCGTAAACTGTCAATGTAGCACGATTACTTCGAGCCATACTTCTTTCATTTTTACTATCATACAAATTTCCGACCAACATATTATCAGCATCTTTCTTGGAGTCGATAATAATCAAGTCTTGTGTCAACTTTCCTGCCAATTGAGTATGTATGCCCAACACCTCATCCTCTTGCGACTCAGCAACAGCGAAACAATTCTCCAAAATAGCCTCGGTTGATTTCACACCGCCCGGAAGAAATTCATCTGCATCTGTCGCCTTAGTCGGGTCTGACTTATAGTAGAATTGAACTCTGTACGTACTATCTGGTTTGGGATAAAACCATATTTCATCAAATTCGCCAATCTCAGGGTCGTATGTTGATGTCACTATGCTGTAATAATACGGAGCGTAATCAACATCACCTGCGGCCATTAGATTCATTATATTATCAGGGGTGGTTTTGGCTATTTGTTTGAAGTTATCATCTTCACTGTACGTCGGGTCTGTGGTTATAGAGGAGAAGTCTTCGGGCAATTGATAACGCCAATTACCTTCCAATAGATTCATTGTATAGAGAGGACGAAGAAAACTCCATTCCCAATAGTCACCTGTACGGGCATCAATCGGGTATAAAAATTGCCTCAGACCACGTTGGCAAATATCCCTGCAAGTGTCTAAATCTGTACCGGTAGGAGCGGTTCCGGTTTTAGTCAGACCAAGAAAGTTGGATATACGGGTATAAATATCTTCGTACGTCAGCCTTAAATTGCTCATTGTTATTTCCTATTAAGCTGTTCCTATTACAAGGTATTCGAATTTGGGTGTCTGGTCTGTTTCGCCCTGGACATACACAGTTCCAGCCGGATATGTTATCACCACAGGTATTCCGGCGGCCTTAGCAGTTAAATCGGCATCAAAGGCAGTATCCCAATCAAGGTCAATGTCAACATCATAGTCAACGGCATATAGAACAATTGCCGTGACAGTAGAGACATCTCCAAGATCAAGAATTTCGGCAACATTAGCCGTATCTATTGTTCTATACATATAACTACCGGCAGTAGGAGTTGTTTCGTCCACACCTGTTTTTATGAAATTGATTGGCTCACCCAAACCAGCCAATTGTGCCATCATGTTTATCTTAAACTCAGCGGCCATGTTACCTTACCTTTCAAAATGTAACAAGGGTAAGTCCTTTTACCCTCATTACTTAAGGAGACAAGAAATTTACTTGTCCTGTTCCTCTTCTTTTTGTTCAACCTCTTTACTTTCATTTAACTTACTTGTTACGGTTTGTAGTGCTGTTTGCAAAACTTGATGTTCATTAAGTGTTCCTCTATAACCGGC